TATTTCCCTAAGCCTCGTTTCTCCAAAATGCTCCTTAAGGATTTCAACATAATACTTTCTGGTGTTCTTAAAATAGGGGTCATTCTTGAAATTCTCCTTATATTCTTCGGCCAGTTCATTGAAGGTCTTTCGCTTCAGAGTAACAAGCGAAATAGGCTGTCGCTTCTTAGCTTTCCTTTCTGCGAGCTTCTTCTGTGCCTCCCCCAAGCGCGGGCCGACTATCTCCCGGTGTTTCTTGCCGGCCGCATAGTAGTCAATCCCGTAAACCTCGCTCTTGCTACCGACGTACTTAAAAATCCCCGGATATTTTGTCTTCTGATATTTGCCCATCTTTTACCTCCCCTCTCTCCCTGGTTTCTTGGGAAGGGGCAAGGGGAAGGCCGGGAGTGAACCCTCCCCAACACCGCGCGCCAGTGCTGCCCCTCATTTTCTAGTTATTTTGGGCATAGCTCTCAATATTTTTCTTCTCACTAAATCTTCTTCCATATCATGATCGAAAATATAATTTAAACCTTTATGCTCTGCACGAATTGCCATAGCCAATTTTTTATAACCAAGTTCTTTTGCTCTTTTACCCACTTTTATAAATCTGCCTTGAAATTTTTTCCCGTGGCCGCACCGCATTATAGCGTGGCAAATTTCATGAATTATTAGAAGTTGAAAAGCTTGCTTTGTTGTAAGCCTATCCGAAGTTCTCCGTCGAGTTATCCGTTTCGTGTCTGCGACTCAACCCTCAGATTCTAAAGACCGGATCAGAATGGTTTTTGATTGATGTTTACACGCCCCTAAACATTTCTCTATTCTTCCCGTTGTTAAATTGATTAAATCAAGTTCATCATATTTTGAAATTCTAATTTTCCATTCTTGTTTTTTATCCCATCTAGGAAAAAACTCTTTTCGAGTGTCATCAAACCACTTCTGAATATTTCCAATTTTCACCCAACGCATCTTTTTTCTCTTTATTCTCCCCGTACCTCTCAGATTTGCTCTATTCCCCTTTCCCCTTCGGGAACCCCCAAAGCTCGGCAAACCTTTTCCGGATCAGTGGTTTCAATCCTAGCTCCCAGGGTATCCCTTAAACCTCGGAAATTGAATCCATCCAGAATGTCACCATTAGAATAAAGCATCACCCCCAGTCCGTAATGGCTCGCCGGATGGTTCGTTGTCCATGTCAATCTCGACCGCTGCCTGACCTTCAATTCCCGCCGCCCTTCTGAGTCTGGAATAATCAAAATCGCCTTCATGGTTTATTCCCTCCCTTCCTCGACCGGCTTGACCTCGAAGTCAAAGAGAACGATTTCCCCGCATACGGTATTAATTCTTAACATCTGCATCCGCTCAGCTTTGAAATTTATTACAGCGTTCACATAGCCCAAAAGTCCGCGGTACATGGCCGGGACACCTTCCCCGGGAATGATTCGGACAAAGTCCCCCTCTTTGAACTTGGTCATTTCCCACCTCCTGGATCCAGCATTAAAATCGCAATGCCGAAAACGATGGCCAAAAAGACCAAGCCCAAAACTAGCGTTGCTTTTAAAAATTGAGCGCCCTCACGATGCCGCCGCCACCTCCAAATATCCCGCGCGGCGTAGAGGCATAGCAGCCACAGACCTACGAAAAAGATAAAACCTACCATACGACCGCCTCCTTTTTTCTTGCCCGAAGGGGATCGCCATGGTAACATAAAGCTGACGGTCCCCTCGGGGATTGTCACCGAGCCCTGGTCAATCGCTTGCTGGCAGGAGACCGGGGCTCTTCCTTTTCCTACTGTTTCCCCCCTTTCTTTTTTGGTTTTTTCTTAACCGGTTTTTTTGGCTTGTCGTTTCTATGGCTCTTGACCCACTCAATTAACTCTTCAGGATCAAAAAGGCGGCGATCACCCACTAAATAAGATGGCATTCGTTTCGCCTTAACATGCCGATCAATGGTTGATCTGCTCAGGCCTAAAAGTCTTGCCGCTTCTTTTGCCGAAATAAATTTTTGTCCCATATTTCTCCTTTTATATTCATTTAAAGTCATTATAGGGCATATCTAAAAAACTTGTCAATAAAAAAATGAAGGTTCTGAAGTTTTTTCTGGTAGGTTCTTAGTTGGCATCACCCCCCTCCGTGATGAATGACCCCCCTTTAGGAAAGCAGGGAAAGGGAGGAGGGGACCTTCCTTTTCGCTGCGCTGGCTATCCCTGCAAATATTTCAATTTATTCAATCATTTATCACTCGAATTGTCCGTCCTGACCCTGTCTCATATATTTCCTCTTTGTCGGAAAATAAATCAAACTCTGAGATCGCCTGGACTTGTACCGCCTCTTTCCGTGGCCTCCAAGTTCTCAATACCGATAGAATCAAACCAAGCGCTGCAATGGGGGGATGATCGGCAGGCTTCGCTTTGGCCGCTTCTTCAGTTGAAAAGTTTAACAAATAGCCTGGAAAGATGCTGCCCGGGCCAAAGTGCAGAAGTTTCCGGTTCGGGCGAAGATATTTCCGAATGAGATTCAAATAAAAAAGGAGTGGGTTGGGATCTTCGATGAGGGGAACATCGAAGGGGTGAAAAGCCTTCAGCCCTCGACGCCTGCGGTCATTATTGAAAAGATCGAGAATCTGGACCATATTCTCGTTTTTCATGTCCGCAAAGTATTCGTCGCAGGAATACCCATCCGTGAATTTGAGCGCCTGGCGGAAAAGGCTTTCCACGTCGGAATCGCCGGCCTCAAAGATAACCGTAATCGGGAATCCCTCCAGGTCGTAATCCTCTACCCTGGAAATCGCGGCCACCACCAGGAAGCCTGGCTTTGCTCCGGGCCAGCCCAGGCCTCCGACAACATTTCCATACATTGCGCCAGTCTCTCGATCGACGAAAAAAACATCTCCCGCATAATCAAGCTTTTTTTCAATCATAAAAACCTCCTCAGCTTAAATCAGAATCCGCAAAGAAAGACCCCGCGCCAAAACTCCTTGCCATGCACTCATAATTGAAAGCGTGCCGGAAGTGATCAGGACCAAGCTTCACGTAAACATAACGCTTTTGGCCGCTGTCTTCATCCTCCTGGATTTTTTTAGCCACATTGTGAAGGTGTTGGGCAAACTCCCGGACAATATCGCACTCGCGGGGAAGAATAACCTGGGCGTTCATAATCTGATAATGAGAGCTGTCAAGGCTTTCGGTCCTGTTTGAGGATACCGTGAGTTGTTCCTCGTTCCAGGCATAAGCGCCCCTTTGATGTTCAGAGTAAAAAGATAAGAAAATTTTTCCTCTGTGGCGTTCCGCAAAGGCCCGGGCGTTCCGGGTCTCCGGCAGGGCATCCACCACGCACCTTGAGACATGAAATATTTTCATCAGCCGGTCGAGCTCCTCCCAGTCCTTGTAAATTCCCAGGTGGATAATTTTCCCCGCCCGGGTGTGATGCCTTTTGCCGACGACCACGTGGAGATCCGCGCCCTGGTCCACCCCCATGAAACATGGCCCCGGGTCCGCATCCCGGATGGGCTCCGAACCACAGAGGGAAAGAACCTCTTCGATGCTGAGCCGGTTCTGAGCCTCGACATAAGGGACGCCGATTTTCAGATTAAAAAAATCTTGCCAATTACTGGTTGTCCGGTACTGGTGGAGGATCTCGGCCGGATCCACGAACTGACTGAAGAGCTGCGAATAATGATAACCTCTCCTGTCGGTCACCGCGGGATTCTTGGGCACCCACTCGCCACGGGCTGGGTCAAGCTCCGTTTTACATTTTTTACATCCGCGGATCACGCGGCCGTCGATTTCAAGCAAGCAATCCGGGAAAGCATCCTCTAAGCAGGTGTATTCACCACAGGTAGAACATTTAAGAAGCCAATATCGTTGGTCAGTTTGCTGGAAAGCCTTGTCCACGCCGTAGTCCGGAAGCGTCGGGTTTGACAACTTCAGCACGTGCTTGAATTCGGAATGGCTGAGCCTCTCCGCTGCCATATCCAGGGCTTCAGGACTCGCCTCATCGAGTTCATCACAAACCAAAAAATCCACGGGGATACCCTTCAGCCCGGATCGGCTTCTCATCCCGCGGAAGTAAAAAAAGGCGTTCCACAGCCGTTTGATGTTGGCTGAATCCGTATCTTTAACCCAACTCCCGATCGTTTCAGGGTTATTGTCAATCAACGGATCGACCCGACCCTTGCTGAAATCGGTCACGTCGGATCTTGAGGGGAAGAGGTACAAGATTCCCCGATATCCGGCGTATCTGGCGCCGTAAACCGCCCGCAGCATGGCCAAAGAGGAAAGCCCCATCTGAACCGCTTTCATAAAGGTCTGGTCGGGGTGGGTGTCCGCATAC